ATACCCGTTTGCAATTGCATTATTAGAGAAATCCTTTCCTTAGATAACTACTTTGTCTGCCCACGTTGGGCTTCCGGTTTCCGGGCTGACGCATAAAATTTTCGGGTACTTGTGGTCTGCTTCTCTCCATCCAGCATCAACAATACTTTGAATGGGATATTTGTCTGCATACGCTGCCCCAAGAAAACACATGATCCCCCCCTGAGATCTTCCCATTATACCAAGCTTGTCAGGGTCTGAAAAGGAGTATTGCCCAAATTTGAATTTCTCCTCTACAAGTTCAAAATATTCAAACACATCTGCTATGGCTCTATGGCTCCAGAATTGATGCCCGCTTACAATAGGGTTTAACTCTGCGGAAGGTCCTTGACCTCTTACGTCTGCGGAAATTGCACAGAACTTATTCTTTGCGGCAAACCTACCTGTGCCCCTATTTTGGTATTTGCTACCTCCTGAACCGTGAAGCATAAGAACGGTGGGCCAGCCGGTTACAGGCTTACCTTTCCCTGGATGTCTTACATCAACCATTACTTTAAACCCGTCAGAGAACGTAAGAACTTGATCTAGGAATTCCACATACTCGGGAGGTATGATATCCTCATGCGACTCGTAAGGGATAATCTTCTCTGCATCTCTTAGTACTTTAGCGGAGCAAACTATATGATAAACGCCATAAGACTCAAAACCGTCTTCTTGAACTTCAAAAATTTCAAAATACACATTCGAAAATTCAGGCTTGATAATATCTCCAGGTACTAAGATAACTCCAAATGCATTTTCAATCTCTCTCTTATTGAAAGTAAATGTCAGATCGTTTGTGATTTCAATTCCAAACTCGCTAAGATTTTCTTCAAAAGGTCTTGGATTGAAATGGCCGTACATTCTACGAGGTTTTTGATAGAAAACCTTAGACTTGTTTTCATCGTATAAATCATCAACTCCTCCAGGAATATGTCTGTATATGAGAATAGGAGATCCTGCCAGGTTAGTAATTTCCCCATCTACCATGTTAAATAAACTAATATCGGGATTTCCCGAATCAAACATGTTCAGAAGTGAATCTCTTTCCCGGCTGTCAGCAAGGATAGGGTCTTCCTGTTCCGGAAATTCAAAAAATTCTTTTTTAGCCATCAGAGTCTATCTGAGAGTCTTCTACGAATTGATCTTTCAAAAGATTCTCTGCGTCTCTCAGAACTCTTGCAGAAGCTATAAGGTGAAACACTCCATAAGCTTCAAAACTATCTTCCTGCACTTCGAATACCTCAAAGTACACATTTTGAAACTTGGGTTTTATAATATCTCCGGAATGCAAAGGTCTTCTCAACGCAACCTCAACAGCCTGCTTATTGAAAGTAAACGTTTGATCATTTGTAAGCTCTATACCAAACTCACTAAGATTTTCTTCCATTGGACGCGGATCATAATGTCCATATATTGAAACTGGCTCATGATATAGTACCTTCCCCCTCCTTTCTTCGTACAGATCATCAAAGTTCTCATCCCTTGTATATCTGTAAATAAGCAACTCTGAACCTGCAATACCGATAAGTTCTCCGTCTATTACATTGAATATCCCAATATCTGGATTTGCAGGATCGAACATGTTGATTTTTGATACTCCTTTCCCCGCAAAAGCTTCGTCGGCTAGTACGGTCTTTTTAGGTTTGGGGGGGTTGTACCAATTTTTACTCTTTCTTTCCATTAGAATGTAGTGAATGCTGGAGGTTCTTCAATTTCTACAAACAGCTCCTCTATAATTCTCTGCTGCTCATCAATCCCTTCTGCAACAAGATCCTGACCATTTAATTGTGCTCCGCCTCCAGGAGAAGGTAGAGTTCGATACTTACCTCTGATTCCTCCAAGAATTACTTTAGCTATAGCCGTGGAGAATCTTTGAACCCAGTTAACAAAGTACGGATGTAAAGTTCCGCTATTGAGAGCTCTAAATTGAATAATAACTTCCTCCCCCCGCTGTGGGACAGGATGAAGTAAGATATATTTATTATCAACAACATCCCAAGTGCCATCTCTCGATAGAATCTTTCTGATTTGTTCCAGGTGCATAGTCATCAAAAGAAAATCAGAAATAGCGAAGTCCCTCATAAGAAAATTATCTTGGAAATACTTGATAAAGAAATCAAACTCAAGAGACCCTTGTGCAGCTTGCACAGCAAGCAAAGATTTCTTATAAATCACATACTGCAGATTGTTCATAACCACAGATGGAAGTTCGTAGAAACTCTCACCCGGTTTGGTCTGAAATGTCATGTAGTTTGTACACCAGTTAGGAGCATGAAAATCTAGCTTAGAAATAGCTTCATCAATTGCTGTAAGAATTTGATGATCTGTAAGCTCTACCCTAATAACCGGGGAGCCGAGACGAGACATGATAGAATCTTTTATGCTTTTGTAGAATTTTGAAAATTCTACTTGTTCGGAAAATCTAGACCTATTGAGAGTATCGTAATCAACATCCCCTAGAAAATTAACCGCACTAGTGGAATTGGTGTTTCCAAATGGAGTGGTAAAAGTGTTTCCGAAACTAGTCTTTGGTATCACTGACATTTAGCTTCTCCTTATTTTTGGCAACAACCTTTTTAGGTTTTGGAGCAACATTTTTTTCTTTGCTCGTGAGTATTACGGAAACCCCCTCCACGTTGATAAGATTGCCAGTATCAAATTCTTCTCCGGGAGATACGCATCTAGTTGTCATCCCGTCTTTTAGGTACACTGCTGATTTAGTGGTATTTTTATACTTCATAATAAGAGCTCCCTTTATATACGAAAGAAGGGAGCTCGAAAGCTCCCTTCTTTACTAAAAATTATGACCTATTACAGTTTAGCACCGTAAGTTGATGCGATTCTTTCGAATGGCAAGGTCAGGAAGTTAGAATCGGCACCGACAAGTCTTACGATGCGATACCATCTCGACTCAGGAGTGACGACAGACTTGCCGTAACGCGTAATCAAACCTTTCCGTGGTTGGAAATCTTCAGGGTTGATAACAGTTGGCAACATCTGAACCGGAATGTATGGAGAATAGACGTATCCGCCTTCCATAGCATTCGCTCCTTTGTAACCAACAAGAATCTCGTCCTCTGGCCAAAGTGGATCTACGTACACATCGTACATACCAGCCCATTTTCCTTTGTAGTGAATTTGAGCACCTAAAGTACCAGCTTCGGATGAATCCAAACCACCTTCGAGCTTAGCGGCAGATTGCAACATAGCAGCGACGAGCGGAGAAGTGATAATATAGTTACCAGCACCACGGTAAGTGGTCTTGTAAATATCTTGAGCAGCAAAGTTTACTGCAGCAAGAAGGTTAGAGTATACCTCACCAACGTGACGAGGAGCTAGGGAAAGAGCGGTAGTAGAGAAGTCTACAAAGTAAATATTTCTCAACCCACCAGCAGCGTTAGCACCAGCTTCATTGTCGCCAATGACTTGATCGAAAGTAAACGTATTAGGAGTCCAATCGTGATCTGCTGGGAAGCTGTTAGGGTTACCAAGATCTAATCCACCGCGGTTGAACGCGGGGTTTACAGTTGGGTTGTTTCCAGAAACATCATACGCAATCATGCGAAGATCTTCTAGAATCTCCCTATCAATTTCCAAAGCAACTTCTTTGCCGAGCAAGTCAGTCAATTCCCGCTCAAGGTCAAGGTTATGATAAGCCTTGAGGTCTTGTGCGGCTTCGATCGTCCAGAGAGCACGGAACTTTCTTGTACGAGCGATAACTGCCTGTTGTTCGATATGGAAGTTAATTTCTGGAATAACTCCACCTGCCATGGCTTCGCCTGCAGAGGTGTTAAACTGAGTAAGTGTAGAGCTTGGGAATGCAGCAATACCTTCTCCAACGGATCCAGAAAGAGATCCAGAGAAAGTACCTGCGCCACCAGGAGCGGCTCCGCCTTCTACCCATCCAGTTCCAGTAGTATCCCAGTCCAGGGCATTGTCGTCGATAGTACCTACACCATGAGAGGCGCCAGGACCAGCAGTCTGACCACGATAGGTTAGTAAGTACTTACCGTATACGCTTTGTGTGTTACCACCAGCTTGACGGTCAAAACCCAGATAGAAAATCTGAGAAACCGGACCTTGCATGGGTTGAACGCCAACAACCTTGTTAGCGATTAATTGTGGGAAAACTCGGCGAACGAGTGGAAATGCAAACTTTTGAAATGTTCCGAGCTGACCTACAGTAGTGCTTTCTTCCAGAAGACCTTCCTTGCTTCGCTCAGCGAGAACGTGTCGGGCTTGGTTTTCAAGAAGTACAGCGGTTGTTTCGCGTACGTAGCTATCGTCAATTCCTTCAAGAATGGGTGACCACTTATCACAAAGTTTGTGTGTGTCGTTATGTTTCATTTTTTTATTCTTATTTGTTAGATAGACGAATTACGTCTTCTGTTAGGAAAGCATTCTCTTCCGCAGCTTGCGGTCGAGAGGTTAGGTGCGAGTCCTCATTAGTAATAACGAGAGCCCGTTCAGAAGACTTAAAAGGAGTCTTCTTGGTTTCAGACAATACTGAAACGTCTTCCCGGAGGGAGACTACAGCTTCGTCTAAAGAGTTGTTCTCAGCCATTAGCTGAGATAGTTTATTATTGAGTCCATCAACGGAGGTTTGAAGTTTTTCGTTCTCATCTTTATAGAAGTTAACGGCAGAGTCTGAATTTGCAGAATCGATATCTTCAGCAACAATAGACTTCAAAGACTCATATACCTTAACGGCACGGAAAGTTTCGTCCTCATTCTCAAGTTCCTTGAGTGCTTCTTCCTTCAATTCAGTAATCTTCATACGAAGAAAACCACTAACTTTAGCGGTAAGATCCTTCATCTCTTCTTCAACACGATCATTGACAGTATTCTCAATGAGATTACTAACTTCTTTCAATCCAGATTTAGAAAATCCTTCAGGAATAAGTTTTGCGAGTTCAGCGGTGAATTTTTTGTTCATAGTGTTATCCTATCTTTGTTATCTATAAACCTTTACAGGGAAATGTAAAAATTTTTTATTTTTTGTTTAAGTAATTTTGCAGTGCACGAATATATGTTCGCTCTGCTTTGAGATGGTTTACTTCTTCTGCAGCCTTTTCAGTGGTCTCCG